CTGCTGCCGAAAAAGCTGCTGCCGAAAAAGCTGCTGCCGAAAAAGCTGCTGCCGAAAAAGCTGCTGCTGATGCCGCCGCTGCCGAAAAAGCTGCTGCCGAAAAAGCTCAGCAGGTAAGACTTGAAGAAGTTGGCCGAGAGCTAACAGACGTAATGAAAAGATATGATATATTAAATAAAAAAATTAATAAAAATCAAAATCCACAACAACTTGAAATTGCTAATGCTCCTTTTCCTGATGCTTCTCCTGATGCAACTGAAACTACTGATATTGCCGCTGCTGATACTGCCGCTGCTGCTGCTCTTGTCGAACAATCTACTGTTGATGCAACTGCTAATAAAGAATTACAACAACCTCCACAAGAACAACAACAAGTTGCTGATACTGCCGCTGCTGCCGCTGCCGCTGCTGATACTGCCACTGCTGCTGCTCTTGTCGAACAATCTAATAAAGAATTACAACAACCTCCACAAGAACAACAACAAGTTGCTGATACTGCCGCTGCTGCCGCTGCCGCTGCTGCCGCTGCCGCTGCTGCTGCTCTTGTCGAACAATCTACTGTTGATGCAACTGCTAATAAAGAATTACAACAACCTCCACAAGAACAACAACAAGTTGCTGATACTGCCGCTGCTGCCGCTGCCGCTGCTGATACTGCCGCTGCTGATACTGCCGCTGCTGCCGCTGCTGCTCTTGCCGAACAATCTGCTGCTGCTGCCGCTGCTGCTCTTTCTGAAAAAGCTGTTGTGACCGAACAATCTGCTGCTGCTGTTGCCGAACAAGATGCCGCCAACACACAAGTTGTCTTACCACCTACTTCTGCGGAACCTGAAAAAGATAACAATATCTCCACAGATGCTCCTAAGAATAAGAAGACACCCCAGCTGCCACTTACACCACAAGATAACAATATACCAAGTTTAAATATTGGTAATAATGTTGTTGTTGGTGGTATAAAAGATAACAAAAACAAAAAAAGAAAAAAAACTCTGTATAAAAGATACAATTCAAATACATCATTAAAACGAAAACATAAAACATATAAAAATAAATAATATTTTTATAAATTTTCAAATTAAAAAGTGAAGATTCAAGAAGGGTTTGAAAATATATTTAAAAGCTGGTCAATGTAAGTCGTTTTGTTTGATAATAATTTGCACACACTATCCGATATTGCAAAAGATAATTCCACCTTGCAAAATTCTTTCGAAAACTGAACACCATACTTGTATAGTAACTTGTTTATTGTTATCATATCTTCAGCATCTAAAAATTTATGATTTTCTTTTCCAAAATGGATTTCCGAATAAGATGAAATAATTTCAACCAAATCTTTTTTAGATTCAGGTGTTAAAATATTTTTCGGTTCAATTAAATTATCTATCATGCAGTGCGCAACACCAACATGATTTTTTTCATATAAATTATGAAACAAATTGTATATTACATTTTGTAATTCTCTCGTCAAAATTCCGATAATTCCAAAATCTATAATTCCAAGTTTGTACGTGTATGGCGCATCATCGTCATCGTCGTCATCATCGTCATCATCGTCATCATCATCGTGAGAACCAACTATTTTATTTTCTTTTAAAAAAAATACATTTCCAGGATGAAAATCTCCATGATAAATTCCATCATAAAATACACTTTTAAAATTAAATTTTGCCAACAGAAGAGCATATTTATCTTTATCATCTGTATCAATTTGGATGATTGTTTTTCCAAATATGCGTTCCATTACAATTACACTCGGAACTTTCCTTGTAATATCGGAATACACTCTCGGTATTTTTATATAATCAAGTCCCGGTTTGTTCCATTTTGAGTAAAACATTTCAATATTTGAAACTTCATTTTCAAATGAAAGCTGGTCAAGTACGCTTTGTTTATTTTCACTATAAATTTCATGCACATTCAAATTTTTAATGTGTGGAATAAATTTTGAAGTTGAAATCAAATGGTTCATATGAAAAATCGCATTATGAATTTTATTATCAATTCCAATTCGCTTACATTTAATAATAACTGATTTATCGTGCATAGTGCCTTCAAAAATAAGCGAAATCGTTCCCGATTTTATTGGAACAAATGGTTTTTTTATTGAAACCGAAAATTCATTCATTACCGATTGAAGAGAATCATGGTCAATTTCATATGAAGAATATGGCACATTATCGGTAAACGTTGTGAGAAATGATGTAATTTCATCTGTTAACAGGGGAGACTTTATTGTGCATGCTGCTTGAAAAAATTTAATATAAAAAACATTCTCTCTGGACAATTTCAAAGCAAGTTGTTTAATGTAGTTATTGTATTCTGTATATCCCAGTTTGTATTGGACAGTTTCTGTAGTCAAAATGAAAAATGCACATGAATATGATTTTAATATTCGAAATGCATTGACTACGTTTGTTTTAATATTTTTAAACATCAAATAAAAAATTAAATAAAATCAATAAAAGATTAAATATAATATACAAACTATATTTAATTATGTCATTCTTTCTGTAAATACTTTTAATCTACAAAACATTTTTTTTATCATTAATGCAACTGAATTTTCCATATAAATTGGAGGTTCATTTTTTTCATTTTGGTTACCATCGCAATTATTATTATCATTTTCTTTTAAACTAAATGTAAAATCAAAATGCAATTCATTATTTGAAATGAATTTAATGGTTAAAACGGAGTTATTTGTGTGTAACCGTTCATATTTTTTTGGAATTGAAATATTGTTGTTATCATTTTCATTAGAGACGTCGACGCTATTAAAAACACAACAACTATGCGGAGATGGAATATAATCTGCTCTCGTTATTGTGTGCATAAATTTTGGAGCAATGCCAAATTCTTTACCGATGGATTTGAATAAAAAAACCATTTCAATGCTTTTGTCATTTTCCTTAATAACTTTGAATGAGTGAATAATATCGCGATTCAACTCATAGAGAAGTGTGTACATTTTGAATCCAACCATTGTAGAAATTGGAAATCCATCATTGCGTACATCAAAAACAATTTTATATGTTTTATCAGCGACATTTATCACATCTTTGCAAAGAGATACTTGGTCTTTATTGCACACCATTTTAAGTGTTGAAGAAGTCATTGTATTATTTTATTATTATTGTATTGTATTTGTTATTATATCAAGTAAAAAAAAATAATATTATTATACGAATAATTATAAGTTTATGTTTATTATTATTATTGGGTTTATTATTTTATTCATATTCATTAAATTCAGTCATGAAAAACGTAGGATAAGTGAATTCAACTTTTGATTTTTGCGCTTTTAAAAATAATGATTTATCTCCAACCACATAAAATTTCTCCCTACACCTTGATATTGCCGTGTAAACTAATTTTTTGGAATTTTCATTTGTTAAACAATAGTTGTGCGCAGGAGAAACAATAAACACAATGACTGTTTCTTGCAGTCCTTGCATTTTATGCACACTGCTTGCGTAAAACGGCATGAATGCGTCTTGAACATCTCCAGATGTAAGACCATCTTCTTCTTTCCCAGTTTCATATTTGATTGTATACTTGTAATCATAAATATCTTTTCCAAACATTTTTACTTTTGTTTTAGTTTGATGAATTGTGCCAACATCACCATTCACTCGAACATTATCCTCATCTTTATAATCATTTTCAGTTCTTATGACTAAATCGCCCTCGTGAAAAATATGCGTGTGCGCACCTTCATAACGTTTGACAAATAATTCCTCACCATTTGGATTTTTAAGTTTTTGAATAATTGGATTCAGGGCGAATACTCCGGCAGTTTTTTCTCTTTGAACGCACATGGTGTGAATTCCAACATTTTGCATCATCTCTTTTTTATATATTTCGGTAATAACTCGCTCGAAATCTTCAGGAGTTTTTGCTTCAATAAAAGTGGAACAAATGTTATCAAAATCATCATAGTGAACACCATTTTGGTGGTTCAATTTCTCAATAATTGTTTTCAAATTTCCATTCTGTCGCTTTATATTTGTTAGAATTGTTGTGTCAAAAATCTTGGAATTTATAATGGATTCAAAAGGAGTTCCTGCGCTAATCGGAGGAAGTTGTTTTACGTCTCCAATTAAAATAAGCGAACAATGAAAGCGTTCGCATGCGCACAAAAGCGTATTAAACAAGAACAAGTCAACCATCGATGACTCATCAACAATTATTATTGTCGGTTTAAATTTATTCTTGTTATCTTTGAATATAAATTTAAGGGCTCTGTGTAAAGTTGAGAACATGATATTTCTGCTGAATTTTGAGTCACACTTGCAACTATTTTTCAGATTTTTTTGAGCCAGACCGGTGGGGGCCATGACTGCAATAATGCATTCTTTCTCTTCTCCTCCTCCTTCTCCAGCTCGCAATTTATAATTCATGATGCAGTCTACAATTGTGGATTTTCCGGTTCCCGGAGGACCAGTAATATTCAACAGTTGCATATTATTCAAACGACATCCCCTTTTTATTGCTTCCACCTGTTCTGGTTCAAACTTGAATTCTTTTGTTTCATGCTGTTTCATTGTATAATTTTCAATGTGAGCATCAATGGCTTTATCTTGTGTATATTTTTCTTCATCCTCCACCAACGATTCTTCATGATGATAAAATAGTTTCATGACTTTATCTGATGTTTTTATTTCAAAATCAATAAATTCTTGCGTCGTGTAATAATATTTAGACCCAAACATCCTTTCAACAATGTACCCTTTCATCAATAATGACTGTGCCGCATTTCTGTTATAAAATGCGAATTCTTTATTAAAATCTATTAAAAGTTGCTGAGACTCGGTTTCACTAATGTATAATTTATTTTGTTTTCCGATGAAATAGTCATATATCCACGCATTTCTTCGCATTTCAAGTGGAGGCGTTAATCCTTTTTCAGTGCAAATGCTCATGGCTTCTTTATAAGATATGAACTGGTGTTCGAATGTAATGAATTGAAATGGACGTAAAAGTAGGCATTCAATTGGAAAAATAGTATCGGAATCTTTAGAACTAACCTTTACATGATGAAAATATCGATACAGTTTTTTTGGTTTTACTTTACAACTTTCAACAATTTCCTTCAACGTTTTTTTCACTGATTCCGCATCGTGATTTATAATTCCTTTGATTTTTTCACCTGAATATGCTTTATAATATGCATCACAAAGGACATCGATTTCATCTTTTTTTATTGCCTTTTTATTTTTTTCGGCGGTGACAACAATGGCAGCAACGGCCGCTGCTGCTGTAACTATGGGGATAGGCACCTCCTCACATGGATAATTTTGTCCCGGGGTTTTATTGAACATGGAGCGAATATCGGTTTTAGGATGAAGCATTACGCAACATGCAATTTATAATAGTCGGATTGGGTTATTATAAAATTCAATTTTAATATTATATTATATTATTATTATTATATTATTATTATGTTACCAATGTATATAGAATAGGAATAATCGAAATAATATAATAATATAATAAATGGAAATATTCAAAGGTAATGGTGGTGCATCGAACAACACAATTAATTCCAATAATATAATACTTTCAACTCTTATGACGTATGATGTAAAAAAATATGAACCTTCAGGAATTGCAAGAGGCACAAAAGTTCACGGAGTATCATTATTTAGAAGCATTGTGGGAAATTTATCATCATTATTTGGCGGAAAAAATGATGCAATAAATAAGAAAGTAGATGATGTGTATAATGAGTCCATCCAAGAATTAATAAATAGTGCATTAATAATGTATCCAGGAGTAAAAATGATATCGGGAATAGAAGTTACCTTAAGCGAAATGAAAAATATAATAATATGTGTTGCAACGGGAACTGCGTTAACCTTAACTTCGGATATGGAAACGAATCCTTCTTCTTCTTCTTCTTCTTCTTCTGCTGCTTCTGTTTCCAGTATAGAAACTAGTACCAGTGGTAACAGGCAACAAACTAGGCGTCGTCGAACTACAAGTATAAAAAAATAAAGCGCCAATGCTTTTCAGTTGCTTGGTTTATAAAGAATGTACAAGTACTGGTATTCGCGCTGACTTTTAATAAGGTCGTACTGACCCAACATCATAAATCCAGAATCTTTCGCTTCACCAATAATTATTTTTTGACCTGTCATTTTCATCGACCGAATATTCTTACGAACTTTGCCCCGTTTATCCTTCATGGTTTCAATTATTTTGGCAGTATCATTCGTTCCAGCGGTTTCACTGTTTCCTTCAATTTCGAATTTGCTCTTGTAATTAAAATTGTTGAAAACAACATCCGATGTTGTGATGCGCACCGGTGCAACGGATTGCGGAGACACAATTGTAAATGGTTTTGCCGCTGGCGCAACTGGGTCAAACATGTGGCGGTTAACAAGATGAAGAACCAGGTAGCCGCCGGGTTTCAGCCAGTGGTAGCAGTTGTAAAACAGCGTGCGCCTGTCTGAAATATAATAAATGGAAAAATCCAATAGCAAAATTGCAGTTGCATATTCAGATGAAAAGTTCATGAAATCAAGGGGGTCCCCGTGAATGAAGTTACAGTCGGGATATTTTTCTGATGCGTACTCCACCATGGCTTTAGATTTGTCCAACCCAACAATGTTATATCCGCTGCTTTTCATTGAAGAAACATAGTTTCCAGTTTTTGAACCGATTTCAATAATTACATCTTTTGATGTGGGGTGTATTTCATTTATAATAACTCCCACTTCATATGTGTTGTATATTTTTTTATAAAACAAATCATTATATATGCCAACATAAAATGGGTCTTCAAATACTTCATCATTTTGTTTTAAAATGAAATTGGCTTCTTGCGTGAACCCCTCTTGATTTGTTATTATATTTCCATTGTAAAAAAAACTTATACCCCATATGGTAATAATTATAATTGCTAAAAATAACACAAGCGCCGCCCAACACGGCATACTGTAAATTTTATCTGCAATATTATCGATAACTTTTTTATTTTCTACAAGCGTATTCATATTATTGTCCATTGTTGCTACGATGCTATGTTATAATTATAATATTTATAATATAGTATTATTAAAATAAATAAATTATTAATTTACGATTATGTTAAATATGTTATATATTATTATTTTATAAATACAATTAAATATTCAATTAAATATACAATTAAATATAAAATTAATAATAATAATAACATAATAACATGTCAAAAATGGATGCTGAAATAAATGATATGAGACTAATAGCCGAATTCAAAGGAACCACATTTTCAAAGTATAAAAAATCCGATGTAAGAAGTGAGTTGATTAAATGTATAATAGATGGTAAAATTGAACCGGCTTGTAACTGGAGTTCAGAATTTATTTGCGCGGGTCAATATTTAGAACTGTGGGATATTATTTTAACAATGGTTGGAAAACACATTCATTTAGCAAACACGAAATTGCCGCTCTACATTGAAATGCGCTATGATGTATTCAAACAAATTATGTCCGGTGGATATGTTGGAAATGAACTTGCACTAAGAAACAATCAAAAAATCAGAAACTTATTTGCAGAAATTATTTGCGTGTTGTGTCTGTCTAATAAAAAACACAGCTTCCAGCGTGTTGACTTACGCAAAGATGAATATGACATAACAACGCTTTCAACTAAATTAAAAGCGCCAAATGTTGAATATGTGAATGCGGTATTTGAAAAAGAAGACCCTAAAGAACTTTTTATCGCACTCAATGAATTCGCATATCACATATCAGGCGACTCTAAAAATAATTTGTTGGCGTGTTACTGGTTGGAGTGGATTTTAGAATTTAATTCCGCGTGTAAAAATAAAAAAAAAGAAGCATGCAAATGTTCTAGGCGCGCGTCAGTTCCGGTGGAAGATAAATATCAAATGGACCCTGTGTGGATTCTATGGGAAATTATATTAAAAGGTGCAAAATGTGAAACGTTCATTTTGCCAAAAAAACCAATTGTTATAAAAATTCTTACGAGTTTGTTGCATTTATATTGCATGCGTTTCACACCGGGCGCAAAAGCAAAGCGACGATACCTGTTATATTTTGCAATTTCATTATTAACCGAGTCATATACCACCGAAAAGGAAATCATTCTTCCCGCCGCAAAGGGAATGGTGGATTTAGTAGTTCAAAAAATAAACTCGGTTTATAAACAAATAAAAAAAAATGAAATTGCTCCGGCAACAGACTACTTGATGCAAAATGTAAAGCGAAGCGACCTGGAAAAAACAATTGATAAAATTGAAAAACTTAATAGTTTCACACAATTCATTTCAAAACAAGAATAAAAAATAGTAAAAAATATATAAATATAACAATAAATATATAAATGAGTTTTAATAAAAAACTAATCCTTTTTTTTGTTTCATCTGCAGTATTATTGGTTGTAGATGGATTATACTTGTACAACATTGGAATGTCGATATTTAAGACAAATGTTGAACTCATTCAAAATGCGCCTTTAAAAGCAAATGTGTATGGTGCGATTTTATCATATGTGTGCGTTATAGGCGCTTTCAATTACTTTATTATATTGCAAAATAAGAGTCCTCTTGATGCATTTATACTAGGAGTATTTCTGTACGGAGTATTTGACATGACAAATCTTACCATGTTTACAAAATATTCGTGGAAAACAGCAGTTTCAGACACATTGTGGGGGGGGACGCTCTTTGCATTTACAACGTGGGTAACATATAAATTAATGAAACTGATTGAAAATTGATTGTAGATAAATAAATAATATTTTAATGTACAATTAAAAAATAAATTGTAAATTATATAACAGTTTATTTTTTAATAATATTAAATAATAATAATAAATAATAATAATAACAACAATGAGTTTACCGGCAGAATCGTCGTCTACAGCAGCAGAATCAATAACAGCGCCATTAACTAATTCATTAAATTCTTTTACATCTGCAATTACGGGTGCCGTCGCGGGTTCAGATTCAGATTTGCCCGATTCGGTAGTAGATTCAGGTGGCGCAGAATCTGGATACAGCATTTGGTCAATAATATCTGGAATATTAATTGTATTGATAATTTGGGTTTTAATATTTAATCTGTTTAATTTAGGACAATTTACCGGATGGGTTGAATCAGTATTGGCGTGGATTGGATATTCTACCGGAGAAACTGTGAAAACAACTGCAAGTGTTGGCGCCGCGGGTTTAAAGGGTGGTGCAGATGTAGCATCGGGTGCAGTCACTGGAAGTGTCAACATTTTAGAAAAAGGGCTCAACTTGACACCACAAGAAAAAATGAGAGCACAAAATCAACAACAAGCGCAAGCTACGGCGCTGAATCCTCCGCCACTCAATCCAGAAACGGTGGAAACATCTGAAAACAATGTATTGTCTACCGGTCTTGCGAATTTGAAAAAGATGGCACCCTTGCCATCACCCGATGATGCGACAAGCGTTACGCAAAGTGGTGGTCGTTCTAAATCCGGGTACTGTTACATTGGCGAAGACCGGGGATTTAGGAGCTGCATAAAGGTGGGCGAAAATGACCAGTGTATGTCGGGTGATATCTTTCCGACAATGGACATATGCATTAATCCGAATTTAAGAGCATAGAACTTGTCGAACTCGTCTCACGCCCCCGTTCCCGTTCCCGTTCCACATTACATTTTTCATTATAGCGAGATTGATATTCTCTTAAAATGCGTTTATTACTTTTCGTTTTTCCTGCTTTTTTTGATGCTTTCAAATTTCGAACGGTTTGTTTTCGTTTTTTTATTTTTGATGCAGTTTCCTGTGCTTGTATCGATTCTGATACAGATTCTGATACAGATTCTGATACTGATGCATTTGCATTTGCACATTCTTTATTTTTGATATTTGATTTTTTAATCTTGTAATTTTTATTTAAATGTTCTTGTTCATCCACATGTTCTTGTTGTTCTTGTTGTTCTTGTTGTTCTTGTTCATCCACATGTTCTTGTTGTTCTTGTTGTTCTTGTTCGTCTTCATCGTAACCTAAAGACATATTATTTCCCATATTTAATATTATAAATAATAATAAATATTATTTATTTCTTATTATTCGCTATTACGTATTAAATAAAAAGGGTAAAGGTCATAGGAGAACCGTAGGTTCTCTTAAGAGGTCCTCTTAAAAAGCAACTTTTGGAGGAGGTCCATATTGCGTCCATTTTGTTCCGCCCGATTTATATGTCCTTGTAACCTTGTAATTATACAGCGGAACTGATGGATTGTCACAAAGTAATTGAATTTTACCCGGAACACCACAATCACTAGTAAGCGAACAGTTCACATTATTATTATTGCAAACGAGAACATCTCCAACTCGCTCTAAAGTACTGGTATTTGGATTTGTGTAAGAGACTGTTTGTGTAGCCCAGCTTCTTTTTCTTTCTGTTAACCAACGATTACTTGCGGCATTTGCATACTGTTGTTTTTTCGTAATGCAACTACTATTTGCCTTGTATTTCAATATTTCTGCCTTGCGTCTCTCGTTCAGTTTATCATAGTTGGTTGAACATGATGGCCCTGGAGAACACGGACACACATAGCCAAAACGTGACCAAAGTCGTGGCGGATTTGGATTATATACAGTTTTTGTGAAATAATTGAACACGCAACAACTTGTTTTACAGTCATTGGCATTTGAATTCGGAGTTGACATTGTATTTATTATGTTATTGTATTATTACGTAAAATTTAAAATTCAGAATTTATAAAATAAAATATACATATGCCTATATTTTATTTTATAATTTTATTATTATTATTACACTATTGAATATTATTACATCAACATTATTATGAGGAAGTGGACTGGTTCTCGTCATACCAATCTATTGACAAGTAAGGTGGAATATTATTTTTCAAGTTGGATGAGTTGATGCTTGTGTTTGGTCCATTTGAAACCAGCGCATTTATTTGAGTTGTTCCAATCGATGAATTAAAATACTTCAAGTCTGAAACATATCCATTAAATCCTCCGCCGTTGCAAATGTACACATCATCATAATTTTGATTGGGAACACTTGTCATAACAAGTCGTTTAGTTAAACGACCATTAATGTATACGTCCAGCGTGTCGTTTGTAAGACGAATGACAACATTAAACCACTTGTTGATTGGCATATTTGGAATTGAAATTCCATCACCTCCAGGAAAACATGCAGGTTGTTTTACAGTATCCATCAATATCTGAAGCGTATTTGTATCAGATAAATACAATCCAGGAGCATTATTAGAAAATAGATTATTGGTACACGATCCCGTTGCACCTGCACCTTTGCTAAATACATGTTGCATCCCACTCGTAGTCGACGGCTGTACCGGTTTAATAAACATCCATATTGACCATGTGAACTCCATTCCAAATATTTGATTTGTGGAACGAATAATTGGCATGGAACTCGTAGATGTCGGGTCCTGACTAATTATAATTGGAAGTGTTGCATCTGCCATTCCGTTGAGCAGCGTCATATTTTGACTGGGGGCTAGTAACCAGGAGAGAAGTGCGATGCTAATTCGCAAAAGAATAAAAAATAGAATGATTACTAGCAATAAAAATGCGGTTTTCGCGATTAATGTATTTGATTCTAAAAAATCTTTGCTGCTAGATACATCGGATGACCCAAAAGGTGATGTGAATTTAGAAAAATAAGAAGACGAGGGTCCTGATGACGACGACGACGACGACGGGTAGTCACTGTCATACGACGATGATGATGATGATGATGGGAAACTAAATGACATGATTTATAATGAAAAAATTATATGTTTTATATTATATATTATATATATTATATAAAACATATAAAAAATATAAAATTTTCATTTAAATCCACTATAAAATCCGGTATAAATTGGTAAATTAACCAATAGTCAAGTCATAAAAAATCTGAACAATTTAAACAGTCAAATCTAAAATTCCTAAAGTCTATTTATTTAATTTTAATAATTCATTATAATTTTAATAACTACTAATAATAATAATAATATAATTAGTAATAAATAATAATAAAAATATAATATAATAATGTCAAAACCAGTAATACATCGAGTAAATGGATATACAATACTATTTATGAAATCAAAAAGTAAAACTGTATATGTTAGTAGCATTATTGCGAATGGTTATTGCAATGAGACGAAATCAGACCTTGGAATAAATCACTTGTTAGAACACGTCTTATTGGAATCATGGAAAAAGTGTAAACAAAAATCATGCGAACTTTATTGGATGTCAAAACCTGTATTTTTTAATGGGTTCACCACCATGACCCAAATGAAATACTTTATTGATGGAACATCACATGAGCTACCCGAAATGCTTGAATACATTATTGATGTTACAACACATCCAAGAATATTACAAAAAAGTCTAACTGCTGAAAAAAAAATAGTTGTGAATGAAATGAATGTAAGAATAAACTCGTCAGATTATGGTTTTAATCAAGTTTCATTAGATGCACTTTATACACTTCCTGGACTTCAACAATCAAATAATTATTTGTTGCAAAAAAAAAATGTTGAAAACATTTCATTGCGGGATTTAGTTGACTATCTTACAAAGAATTATACGCCATCGAATACTTATTTTTTTGTATCTGGAGATTTCAACCCAGCGCATGTTTTGAGTGTATTCAAAAAAAAATTAACAGCGTCATCATCATCTGTATCTGTTGTTGAAAGTGATTCGAATATTCCTTCAAAAAATCCATTTTCTTATCAACCCAAACTATTTTTTGTACAAAATAAAACAGATGGAGCCAATGCTAGTGGTGGGGTTGATTTCAATATTTTTTTTCCATTAGACATTCACATTAATAACGAACTTCTTCAGCACTTGCTTATAACGTGCAACGTTGTAGAAAAAGAACTGTATAATATTCTTAGGATTGACCATAAATTAGTATACTCGATATCTGTTCAATATGCAACTTATTACTATGGCACTGTTGTTGAAATAACAGGCTCTTGCACAGATTCAAATCTAGTTAAAATACTTGAATATATTATAGCATATCTTCGAGAGAAAAAAACAAAATATGTTGACCAGAAAATATTAAATAATGCAAAAAAACTTTTACTGCTTTATAGGTACAACCACATTAAAAATCCGATGGAAATAGCGGAGTTTTATGAATCGCAATATTTATTGAATCAAATGCAGGAGCGATATCGAAGTCGCGGTCGGGAAAGCAAAGAAGAAGAACAAAAGACAAAAATGGCCTGTAAAATTTATTCTGAAACGGAGTTTGATAAAAACCTTGAAACAATTCATGCAAAAGATGTACAAAAGATTATAAATATGATAGATTTCGGCGCTATAATTATCGGATACACGGGTAAAAAGAATCTTGATTTGAAATTATCTGATTTTATTTAGCTTAACTGTTGTACTTTGCTTTATTTTTCTTGTGTTTGTACTTTTTGTTTTTTTTGAGTGTTTTGACCTTGTTGACCTTGTTGACCTTGTTGACCTTGTTGACCTTGTTGTCAAAGCAAAAGTAGTCCACGGCTGCGACGGTCTGTCGTGTAAATGTGGTTTCAACATTTCCCACTGCATATTGCGTTCACAAAATGCATCTTTATAAAACGGCGTTCCACACGACGACCCCCAAATTCCTGTAAATTTCATTTCGCGCGCAAGGTCGCTGCTTATCACTTTGCCGTCCAATGCTCCGCGCGGCGCAAAGGGTTTCGGTCGGTCTGCCTGAGACATGAACGCGCGGTCATCCAGCTCATAATGAGAACAAACCGTTCGCGAACACAAATTCGTTTTATTCAAGTAAATATCATAGTGGTCCGAAATAATTTGTTTTGCCAAATCAATATCAATCTTGCCTCGATGTTTGCGCATTAATTGTTCTAAACGAACGCGCCTTGCTCCTTGGTGTCGTCGAATGTCATCAAACCCGCTATTTGTACTTTCCAAATTTCTTATTCGTGGGTCATATGCCGCATTGAATCCAATAAAATAACCATTTTTTGTTCTAACAACCGGTGTATATTTTAGTCCAAGTTCTATTCTCAATATTTCATTGGTGTTTGTGTCTCCGAAATACCAGGTTGACGCATAGTCACCCGAATTATTTGTCGTCAAATATTTTACATAGTCATCTAGCGTGTTTCCGTATTGCATTGCACTCCTTACTCTGCAGCATATTGGGTCCTTATTTTCATATGCGTTGAATCCGCCCAATGTTGTCTCCGTTCCAAAAATGCCACTACTGCATGTGAAAAAATCAGTTCCGCTAAATACAAATCCGGGTCCGCCTTGAAACAGCATGCGGTGTCCGTTTGACGGTATAATGCTTATTATTATATTGAAATATTGCCCTGATAAAAAATTATCAAACGTGTTGTGTGCGCACACTATTTTACCGTCTGTTGTATATGAGCCAACTGCAATAAACGCAGAACACCGGTCTTGAGCCCCTTTCCAACTATTTCTTCCACCTCCTTCACTTCCATCTTCTCCCCCTATGACTCCTCCTAGCAACTTTTCATACTTTTTACTCAACTCGGCATCATTTCGCGATTTCAATACTTGACTCAATGATGCATACAAGTAGTCTAAACTTACAAAACAGTTCCATAGTACAATAAAATCGATGGACTGGTGAGACCCACGCGCAATTCCTTCCATTTCTTCATAAATTTCTGGATAATTATCTTTTATTTTTGGTTTAAAAAAATCATTTGACATTTCAATGAATACATCCATTGGTCTTCCAAAGTCTTCATACAAACTGTATTTCAACATATTGTGCACTTCCGCCAACTCACCCTTGACCAATTGTCCGTGCGCATAACCGCGATTGTAAGCGGACCCCGAAATTGACACACAAATCCAACCATTCAATTCATACCTTGAACCATTCTTTATTTTTTGAACGCTTAATTTTGATTTATGTGAATTGGTTTTATTTTTATTTTTATTTTTATTTTTATTTTTCATAATAAATTAATAAATAAGTGTAATATATATACATTATATTAATTTATTATGAAATATAATTAATATGAAATATGTTTTAAATCTATTTCTTTCTAACCACAACATCATAAAATTAAAATGAATTAAATAATTGATAATAACATTATTAAGTATTTAAAGATTATACGAATTAACTATTTATATTGAAGATTAATTTATTTGTATTTATAGAATTGCATCAATGTCGTCTGAGAATGTTTTAACAATAAAAACTGTTCAAATCGCGCCGTTTCGAACGCTAATGACGGCTTTAAAGGATATTCTTCTTGAAACGAATATTACGTTTCAAAAGGATGGTATCAGAATTATCAACATGGATAAATCGCACACCATGTTGGCGCACTTGTATCTTGCTGCTGAGAATTTTGAAATGTATGAATGTCATAAAGATAAAATCATTATTGGTGTAAACATGTTTCATCTTTTCAAACTTATTAATTCAATTGATAATGATGACACGTTGACAATTTACATTGAAAATAAGGATTACAATGACGGTGTCGTATCGTATCTCGGGCTAAAGTTTGAAAATGGAGATATTAAACAATGTAAAACTCAAAAACTGCGCTTGATTGAACCCGACCCCGAAGAGCTTGTTGAACCAAATGTGGTTTTTTCGTCTGTTATTAATTTGCCTTCTTCCGATTTTCAAAAAATAATCAGAGACTTGTCTTGTATTTCGGAAAAGATTGAAATAAAATCTGTAGGAAATGAACTGATTTTTCGATGCTCAGGACAGTTTGCCACTGCAGAAGTTCGGCGCGTTGAGTCCGATGACAGTATGAAATTTATTCATAAACAGGATTCAAATAAAATTATTCAGGGAGAATTCTCTCTGAAAAATCTTGGATATTTTATTAAATGCACGAACTTGTGCAATCAGATTGAAATGTACCTTGAGAATGATTTGCCGCTGGTGGTTAAATATTATGTGGCGAGTTTGGGAGAGATTAAGCTGTGCTTGTGTCCGCTTCCGTCTTCATAATTCATCATCAATGTTATTGACATCAGCATCAGTTGCAAAGTTGTCATCACCAACTGGTTTAATGGAAATGGTTGAAGATTCTAGTCCCATGTATTTGTCCAAGTATCTAAATATTCGGGATATGTCCAATTTTCCAATGTCATAATTATCCAGCATTTCGTGTATTTCATCTTCGCTGTATTTATATTTGTCTCTCAATGACAGAAAATATGAAAACATATCTTTTTGGTCCATGGCAAGTTGCTGGCATAAATTTTGTATGAACAATGAGTTGTTATACTCTGTGCTATACTTTGTTAGAACTTTTGTAAAACGAATTTCAGGTGGGGCGCATTTTGTTTTCTTTTTAAAAGGTTCGTGTTCATGATACAGTTTATTATTATAAAATGTTTTAATAAGTGAGCTCATTTCATTGAATTGCCATATTTGTTTTTGAAAAGTTATTCTGTCAACATAATCTGCAAAACATATATTATTAAGAACCATTTTGTAAAATCGAATTGAATCCATTTTTTTGTATTTGGAAATTGTATCAATTACATTTTCGTGCCAAAGCAACCCAACAATTGTCCTATCAGTTTCATTCAAGAGCGTTCCGTGCTGTTCAATTGGATAATTGCAGCTAAACAATTTTTGTGTAAGCTGTTTGCTATCTTCGTTATATGTCTTGGGTTGAAAAATCATTTTAATTACATCGCAATTCAAAATATGTCCTGAATCCCCAGACACCACATTATATTCGGATTCATCTTTGGATTCAATATTTTTCTCATTTCTCTCTACATCCTGACTGTAAATATTATAAACCGTCGTTAATTTCCTTAAATCGCCTTGTATAAAATCTAAAATATTGTCATTCAATTTGGATTCAAGCGTCGGCATTAAACTAGTAACAATTTGCGACATTTGATTTTTTGTTGGAGTTTTAAGTTCAAACGTGTGACAAACCTTCATTAATTCTTTAATTTTTTTATCTGCATGATAGTTTCCAATGCAAATGATTGGATTTATTGTTGATTCTTCTAATTTTTGTTTTTTTGTTTTTTTAGGTCTAACCAATTTAATAAGAGATGTAATTCCGCCTTTATCTCCATTATTCATTCCGTCAATCTCATCCATTACAATGACAATTCGTTTTACCTTTTTATCAAACATGGACATGATGTTGCGATTTGACATGTTGTGTTTTGCAATAGTTTCAATAATTGATTTATTTCGAATGTCGCCAGCATCATATTTAATAACATCATAACCAATATCATTCAACATGGAAGTTACAAATGCTGTTTTACCGGACCCCGGATTTCCGTATATATAAAATCCCTTTTTTATCTGGTCGTGTGAATCATTTTTTTGAATATGTTGCAGTATATCTTTTATTTCATTATAAATGTTCTCTCTATCAAGTATTTTATTTAAATCAAGTTTATTCATTTTTTACTTTATTACAATTGTGGCGTGTAACGATGTATATATTATTATTTTTATGTTTATATAATTAATTTTATAATTATATAATCGTATAACACTTTTTTAAATTACAAAATACTATTTTAACAAAGTTTATCGAGTTGTTTTTTTAGTTCGTCAGGAACGCCCACAGGACTATTTTTTTCAAGTTCATTAAAAAAATCAGTGACTCGCATTTTAAAATCTGTAATCTCTTCCGGCTTGCAAGAAAATAGTTGCTTCCATTTGCGATTATCATCATCGTTAGTTTCATTCAAATACAAATCGGCAAGTGACGGGTGTTTTCCAAATGTGCTGCTTTGTTCATCATCGGATTCAGTGTGCTGTTGTTGCTGCAAAAATATCCACTTTAATATTTTAGAATTTTCAGAAAACCCATTCCATATAAATTTATCATCCTCATCTTTTCTAAACCAATTTACAAGATAAAATTGCGGAGGCACATTCAACTTCTTCATGAAATCTATCCAGTGCTGAAAATATTCGCAAACATTGTAACCGATGAACGGGCGCATCGACATTGGGTCGAAACGAATATTTCCCAGTTTCGCCTCTGAATTTGCGCTTGTTTCTTCGCTTGATAGCGTGGCTCCGTAAAAAATCCCCTGATAAATGTCACGCGCTTTTGATGCCAGTGGTATGCACGAACGACGGCGTCCTCCAAATATAATTGCGTGAATGGGCA